CGCGCTGAGATTGCGCCATACCCGCCAGCGCCGCCATACACGCCGCCGTCGTGGTACGAACGGGGCTACGGCACGCGCTATCAAAACCGCAACGGGCGCAAGAGCGGGCGCAAGACCTCGGAGATGATGGGCCGACGCTGGGATGTGCGATCGCGCGGCGACGGCTCAGCGCTGGTAGTGAATACGGCGTCATACGCGCAATGGGTACACAGCTACGACAGGCAGGCCCGCGTACACACTCGGCGCGGCTGGGTCACCGATCGGCTGGCAGTGCAGCGCGTTGAGCGCGGCGGCGCCATGCGAAAAGTCATTGAAGCGCGCCTGCAAAAACTGCTTAATAGCAAGCGTTGACGATGCTGTTATACTGTGTTTAGTGGAGGGTAAACAGAATGACTAAACAATCTGTTAAAGTCGGACGGCGCAACAGTGCGGAAGACATGGAGCGCATTCAGCGCGTGCATGATCTGATGATGGAGCTGGGCGCGCAATGTGCAATGCATGACGACGATTACGACGACGACATGACGGAGCGTGAAGACGCTGAGCCGACGTTAGAGCAGCTCATTGCTGACGCGATGGGCGTCAAGGAAGAACTGTACGGCGGCATCGAACGCGCAAAGCTCACCGATGAGGATTTTGTCATTCCTGAGGAGCGCGCGTTTCCTGTAATGACTCGCGGCGACGTGCAGGATGCTGTATCCAGCTGGGGCCGATACCGCGGTCCAATGACGTTTGAGCAGTTCAAGCAACGCCTGACGGTGCTGGCACGACGCAAAGGCTTAGAGGACGCCCTGCCCGCATCGTGGCAAATGGCGAAGTCTGCCGGCAGCGTGAAGGCTCTCGGCAACGGCAAGATCGGCGGCTATCTGGTGCTGTTCAGCGATGACGCGACGCCTGATCTCGCCGGTGACTTCTTTGTGAAGTCAACGCAATTTGGCGTAGACCAGGGCGATGCATTGCCGGTGTACTATCAGCACGGCATGGACCAGACTATCGGTAAACGCCGACTCGGTAAGGCCATGGTCACCAAGATTGATGATGCCGGCGTCTGGATCGAAGCGCAGCTAATGATGCGCGACGAGTACGAGGCCGCTATCTACGATATGGTCCAAAAGGGCAAGCTGGGATGGAGCAGCGGCGCAGCGTCTCACCTGGTGGAGCGCCAGAACGTCGGCAAGTCTGCCATGATTACATTCTGGCAACTGGCCGAGGCATCGCTTACGCCGACACCGGCAGAGCCGCGTACCAGCGCCATGATTACAAAATCTCTCCCACCGGAGGCGACGCCAGAGGCGCAACAGCGCGGCGACGTGGTGGTTATCGTTCAATCGACTATCAGAGTTACGGAGTAATTCCTCATGGAGATCACCACGGAGACCCTTAAGGGACTCATCAGCGACGGCGTCGGCGAGGCGTTAAAGCGCCTGGAGCAGATGCCGGTTGAACGACGCGGCGGCGTTGTTGTCGGCGGCGTTTCGCCGGACGGCGGCACGGCTGACAAAGAAGTAAAGACGTTTGGCGACTTCCTCATGGCCGTCAAGCGCGGCGACTACAAGCGCCTGCATAGCGTTTACAACAGTCGCATTGAATCCCGTGACGGCAGCGTTAAGGCCGCACAGGCCGAAGGCGCCGGCAGCACCGGCGGCTATCTGGTACCGGCTGAGTTCTTGCCGCGCCTGCTCCAGATCGCCGCAGAGAACGCCATCGTTCGGCCGCGCGCGTACATTCAGCCGATGAACAGCAACACGCTGAACATTCCGGCGCTGGACCAGAACGGCACCGCTGGCGTTGGCAAGTCAAACTTCTTTGGCGGCATGGTTGCATCATGGACTGGCGAAGCCGGTACACTTGCCGAAACGTCAGTAGAGTTCAATCAGATCACGTTGACTGCAAACAAGCTCGGCGGTCACACACTGGCCTCTAACGAACTCATGGAAGACAGCGCGGTTGCTCTTGAGTCGCTCCTGGCAAACATGATGGGCCGCACCATTGGATGGTACGAGGATTACGCATGCCTTCGCGGTAACGGCGTCGGCCAGCCGCTGGGCGTTGTCAACGCGCCTGCCGCCATCCCTGTTACGCGCGCTGGCAGCGGCAACGACCTTGACTACGCCGACGTGACGGAGATGCTGAAGTCTTTGCTGCCCAGTTCGCAGGGCAACGCTGTATGGATTCTGCATCCCTATCTGTTGCCGGACCTTGCCGCATTGCAGCAGACCAGCAACACGATGGTAACGTTCTCGCAGAACCTGCGCGACGGCCTGCCGACGCGGTTGATGGGCCTGCCGGTGATCTTCTCTGAAAAGGTGGCTGCGCCGGGCTCTGCTGGCGACGTCATCCTTGCTGACTTCTCGTACTACGTCATCGGCGATCGGCTTTCACTGGCCATCGCATCGTCGGAGCACTACCGATTCCTTAATGACCAAATGACGTGGCGCTTCACGCACCGCATGGATGGTCAGCCGTGGATCAAGGCGCCGATCACGCTGGCGGACAACACTAACACGGTGTCGCCGTTTGTGTATCTGAACTAGGAGGTTTTGTACCATGCCCAACTACACTGAGCGCTTTACCGAGACGGTGGCGCTACTGGATACGATTAACCCGGCGCTGGTTGACAATGCCGCCGCCGAGACCGGATGGGTTGCCGTCAAGCTCTACCGCCGCATTATTGGCGTCGTGCTTCTCGGTGCTACTGACATCGGCGTTACCCTGATCCGCTTGTTGGGCGCTACCGACGGCAGCGGCACCGGCAGCACGGCAATCAAGACGGCAACGAACTTGACTGCCACTGACGACAACAAGCAGGTACTGCTTGAGGCCGGCATTGACGCGCTGACGGGCTACACGCACGTCAAGCTCACCGCGACAGTTGGCAACGGCGATACCGGCGCGCAGATCGCCGGTGTGCTTCTCGGTTCGGTTGCGCGCTATGCCGACGTGACGCACGATACCACGGTTGCGCAGGTGGTTGTCTGATGGCACGCCGGCGCAGCACTGCAATTGACGTCGCTGTGTCGGCAGAGCAGCCCGCATTACCAGTAATGGTAGTGCGGGCTGTGTCGGCGTTCAGTGACGTATTGACACGACGACAATACAAAGCTGGAGACGTAATACCGTGGGACGCTGAGCGTGCTACGCGCTACGCTGAGCGTGGATTGGTGGTCATTGAATGGCATACGCAAGCCTGACTGATCTGAAGTCTTATCTCGGCATTCCAACGGCAACAACGGCAGATGACACGCTGTTGACGCAAATGCTGGCGCGTGCGCAGGCCTTTATTGAGTCGCCAGCAGGCGCCGGGCGAGTGTTTGAGGCAGCATCAGACACTATTAAGTATTTTGATGCGGTGCGCGACGTCGAAGGCCTGATGCTCTGGTTTGACGAAGGCCTCGACCTGTGCCAGCTTACCAGCGTACTGAACGGCGATGGTACCACTATCGCCCTTAGCGGGCTGGTGACAGAGCCGCGCAACGCTTTGCCGTACTACGGCCTGCGGCTCAAATCCGGCCTTGACGTGGCGTGGGAATGGGACGATACGCCGGAGCAGAAAATCGCTGTCACTGGCCGATGGGCCTACAGTATTACCGCGCCGCTGGACATTGTGCACGCTACCATCCGCCTGGCGTTTTCGTATTATCGGCAGCGAGATAACGCTTTCGATATTGCTGCACCGACAATCAGCAGCGACGGTGTAACGCTTATGCCGACAGCCATACCGCGCGACGTGCTCGACACGTGCATTAGATATCGGCGCTTGCGATGAGCCAGATTGCAAACATTTACGATCGGCTGGCGTCTCAGGCTGTGTTATACAACAGCGTGGCGCCTACGGTGTACTGGTTGGAGACCACACCAAACAGTATTGAGTCTGCGCAGCTGCCGGCGCGCATCATTACGCCTATCAGCAGTCGTCAGCGCGAGGACTTCGGATTTATTGCGCTGGGCACTGGCGCGCGCGTCATCTGGACATTGCAAGATGTGTTGCTGGTACGCCCAGCGGCACAGATGCGCGGCCCGCTTGATGTGCTGCGCCCGCTGGTCACGTACTGCGGTGCGTATGCTACCGCAATGCGATCGTTCCGTGAACCGGGACAGGCCAGCGCAGGGAGCCGCACCACGCTGGATCGTGTTTCGACTGACGTTGTTACGTATGAATGGCCCAGCGGTTCAGGGCAATATTATTGGGGCGTTTTGGCAACGTTGACTATTTCTGAGTATCTGACTTAGGAGGGCCTAGATCATGCCGGCTGCACCGCGCGATCTTCTTGCCGTACAGATCGGCAAAGAAACCACATGGGGGACGTCCGTCAATCCGACGGCGAAACTCATGCTTGTTACTGATATCACGCTGACGCCTATTGTCGAGTCGACAGTACACGAGGATATGCGCGGCTCTCTGGCGCCGGGCCACGTGGCTACGCTGGACAGCGTTGGCGGCGAAGCGTCAATGGAAGTGGTACTCAGCTACGAAGACGTTTCGTATATTCTGGACAACCTTTTCAGCGAAGCAACGCCCAGCGGCGGCGGCCCGTACACGCGCGATTATCCTGCGCCAACTACCGCTGTTACCACGCCGCGCCTGCTGACGCTGGTACAGGGTCAGGGCTCGTTTGTCTACGGCCTGCACGGCGGACTCATTACGAGTACAACTATCTCGCTTGCCTCTAATGCGCCATGGACTGCTAGCAGCGACTTGATCGGTAAGCGCGTCGTAGAGGATGCCTTCGCGTCGTTGAGTGATCGCACCGTAACGCCGATCATGGGCAATGACACAGTTCTGTACATTGACGCATGGGGCGGCACCATCGGTACTACGGCCATCACGGCTACCTACATGAGCGCTGAATTGTCGGTAGAGGCCAGCCGTGAACTGGTGTACGGACTCGGCGCAGTGGAGCCGCGCACCTACGTAGAAAACCGCTACGCTGGTTCGCTGCAGCTTGTGCTGGAAGTGACGTCACAGACTGAAGCAATTGTTAACGGTCTTCTTGGGCCGGCACTGACGCAGAATCAGATTCGGCTTGTCGCCACGCAGGGCACGCAAAGTCTTACAATTGATTTTGCTGGTACACTGACCACGGCCCCGGAGATTTTCACCGACACAGACGGCGTGATTACGTATGATCTCACCTGGGATGGTACGTACAATGCGACGTTGACCAACTGGCTTGACATTACTTCCGTAAGCAGTGTCGCAACACTCGCCTAATTTGCTGATGAGGAGACGCCAACCATGCCACTGATTATTGAGCCGCCGACAAAGCAGACGCCGGGATTCGCCAGGCGCAACAAGCAAATCTTGATGATGCAACAGCGCATTAAAGAGAACGACCCGGCAGCGTGGGACACAGTCATTGCCCTGCTTGCGCCGTTCGTTGTTGAGCATGCCGGCTACGACACGGCACAGGACGCGCTTTGGGACGCCAGCGAGGATCAACTGCTTGGCGCACTAAAGGCTATGGCGGGAAACTCGACGACCCCGTAGCACGTCGCGAGATCAGGCACTGGCTACGGGGCAGTGTCAAAGAAACGCCATTCTGGATTGTGTTGCTTGCCCTGGCGCAAGGTGACCCACTTCGCGCGCAGCAGATGGAAGAAGACCTGAACGAGGAATGGCTGACATACGGAATAATCTACATGTCAGAACGTAACGCGCATCAGGAACGGGAGAATAAGCGCCGTGGCCGCAACACTGGAAATCATCGTAAGCGGTGACAGCACCGACGCCCAACAGGCATTAGATAAGATTGCAAAGTCTCTCGGCGTTCTCGGTAAAGATACTGAGGACGCCGAGAAAAAACAAGAATCGTTCTGGAGTAGCGTTGCCAGCTTTGCGACTGGCTCAGTTGTTGCCGATGCTATCGGCGGCCTTGTCGGCCTTGTCGGCACTCTGGGTTCCGCAATCCTTGAGGCCGGTAATCAGGCGTCAAGTGCACGCACCATCCTGCAAGGTCTTGCCGACGGCGTCGATATGCAGCAGCTGCTCAACGACGCTAATATGCTGTCGGTAAAGTACGGTGCTGACGTGCCAAACGTCGTAAGCTCAGTTAAGACGCTAATGGAAGAGTTCGGCCTGAGCGGCGAAGAGGCAACCAACATGGTTATTGCCGGCTTCGAAAAAGGCATGGACACCAGCGGCGACTATTTGGACACCCTCGGCGAGTACTCCAACCTCATGGCGGAAAACGGATTTACCGCCGAACAGTTCTTTAGCATCATGCAGAACGGGCAGGCTGGCGGCGTGCTCGGCACCGACAAGATCGCCGACTCATTCAAAGAGCTTGGTATTCGTTTGAGGGAAGTGCCAGACGAAATCTTTGGCCCAGAGGGCGCGCTGCGCACGGGGCTTGGCATGACCGACGAAGAAGTTTCTGAACTGTACGACGGCATGGCCGACGGCTCAATAAGCGTAGCCGACGCCTACGCAAAGATCATCCCGAAACTCGAGGCAATCGAGAACCCGATCCAGCGCAACGCCGCAGGCGTGGCACTGTTCGGCACGCAATGGGAAGACCTGGGCGAAAAGGTTATCTTTGCAGCAGACGATGTGATAACGACGCAGGAAGACATCGCCGCCGCTGCTGACGCGTCGCGCAACAGCATTGGGTCATTGACAGATATTGCGCCACTGCTGACGTCGAAACTCGGTGTGGCGCTGTTGCCGATCAGTGACGCGCTAATAGGCATGGTCAACGCGTTTCTACAAGGCGGTGATCCTATCGCCGTCTTCAGTAGTTCGCTGCGTGACAGTGGCTTTGGCGAGTTTGCCACAATGTTTCAGTCATTCGTCGGCTTTATGCAGACCACCGGTATTCCAATGATTGGCGGACTTGCCGCGGCGTTTGTCTCGTACAGCGCCATCACGTTTGCAACGACAATCCCGGCGCTGCTGGCGCAGGCCGCCGCTGCAACTGTGGCGTTCCTGCCGTTCCTTGTTGCCGCCGCTCCGGTAATCCTCGTTGCCGCCATCATTGGCGCAGCGGCAGCGCTGATCATTGCCAACTGGGAGCCAATGGCCGCAGCGTTCAGCGCAGCCGGCGGAGGCATCGAAGGCGTCGGCGCTGCGTTAATGACCCTGGGCAGTATTGTGTACGACTGGATAGCTAACGCCGTCGGCCCGTTGATTGCTGCGCTTGCCGTGTGGGCTACAGAGCTCTGGCAATGGATTGCCGAGAGCTGGCCCAAGGTTGTTGCGCAGTTGGGCATTTGGTGGGGCAAGTTCACAACGTGGCTTCAGAGCATCCCGGCAAAGATACCGCCGCTCATGGTTGAGTGGGGCAAGTCGATGCTGAGTTGGATATCTGGCCTTTGGGATTTGGCCAAGCCGCTGTTTGAATCTTGGTGGGGCAGTATCAAGACATGGTTCGAAGGCCTGCCGGAGATCATCAAGACGACCGCTGGCGCGCTCGGTAAGGCAATGATTGAAGGCATCGGCAAAGGCATTACTGACGCTGCCGGCGGATTGCTGGACAGCCTGCGCGGGGCAGTCGATGGCGCTATGGACGGCGTCAAGCGCTTCTTTGGCATCAGAAGCCCTAGCAAAGTGTTTCGCGACGAGATCGGCCTGAACCTCGGCGACGGCATCGCGCTTGGCCTGGTGAGCAGCATTGGTACCATCAGGGCCGCGTCAATTGCCGCAGGGCAGGCGGCGATGATGGGCGCAGGGCGCGGCAGTGGCGCCATGATGGCCCAGTCCAGTTCGGTCAACTACAATTACAACTACGCGCCGGTGTACTCAGCTACGCCGTCAAATCCGGCGGCTGACTTCCAGATGATGCAAAGCCTTGCGAGGACCATATGAGCTACTGGCAGATACTGAAGCCGCAAGCCGGGCAGAACTTGATTGTTGATCCGTCGTTTGAAGACATTAATGGACCGACTGGCTGGGGCGCTGTTGACGTTTCTGGTTTACTACTGTCCACTGATTGGCAGTATCGCAAAGTGCTATCATGGGAAGTACAGCCAACCAGCGGTACAACGGGGGGGGTGTGGTACATAACCAACACCCTGACGGCAGCGGCGTACACATTCAGCATCTACGGAAAGTTTGCCGCTGGCGTGCCGTACCGAATCCGCTTTGCCAACACTGGTGGTACCACTGTCGGCAGTGCGGTTAACTTTACGGGAACCGGGACAACTCAGCGCGTCAGTGTCACCGCAACATTGACCGCAGCGGTACATCACCTGTACGTACAAAAGAACGGCAGCGCCAGTACTGCATCTTTCTATCTTGACGCGGCGCAGCTCGAACTCGGCAGCGTAGCAACAACGTACATTGACGGCGACGAACCCGGTTGTACGTGGGACGGTGGCCGATTCAACAGCAGCAGCACGCGAAGCGCCAACACCACGGCCGGCGGCGTCTGGCTGGACTTCGAGGACGACCTCGGCATTATCCCGATGGAAATGCAGGGCGTCGGCATGCCGCCAATTGACAACGTGGCCACGCCGTATGCGCTGCTGCCCGGTTCCCTCTTTGAGCGCAGCCTCGCCAGATCGCGCGTCTTCACCATTATCTGCCTGATCCCGGGCTCAACCTGGCAGAACATGCACGCGCTGCGCGAGGCGCTCATTGCGCGAGTGCAACCGAATCAGACAACGCAGCAGGCGCCCGTCTATCTGCGCTACAGTGGCGCGTCTGAGAATCAAATCATTGCCGCGCACTATGACAGCGGCCTTGATTTCAATCAGCCGTCTGGATTCGCTGAGACTGTCGCGTTGCGGTTCGTGGCACATGATCCGTTCTGGTACAGCGACCGAGACTATGGTATTTTGGCAAGCTCCGGCACTCCCGGCGGCTCTCCGTATGTTTCACTTCTTACTCCTGACGGTTATTGGAACGATTGGCTCGACATCGTTGGTACAATCTATGTTGTGTATGAGGATTTCGACAACACGCTTTTAATTGGCGGAGATTTCACCGATGCCGGAGGAAATGTTGGCTGGGATTATCTCGTGCGATGGAGTCCGCACACCAACACCTTTAGCAACATGGGCCAGTTCAATAACATTGTCCGAGGCATTGCGTCGGAAATCTTGGGCGCTGCAGGTGCTTATGTCGTCGTGGGAGATTTTACAACCGTCGACGGCAACACTGTACGTCGCATTGCTCTCGGCGACAATACCGGCTGGTCAGAGCTTGCCAACGCCAATGCATCGGTAACCAGCGTTATTACCACGCGCAATTACACCGTCGTTGCCGGTAATTTTACGACAATCGACGGTGTCTCACGGGCACGCATTGCGCGGTACGACATCAACGCGGGGACATGGTCCAGCATTGGCGCCGGACTCAACGGGCAGGCTAATGCATTAATGATCAACCTCGCAGTAACTGACGCGTTTTACGTTGGCGGCGCGTTTACTACCGCAGCCGGCACGACCGTTAACCGCATTGCATACTACGGCGGCACTGGTAGCGCATTTACTGCAATGGGCACCACGGGCGTTAACGGCACAGTCAACGCGTTAACGTTGGCATCTGACGGCCTGCTGTACGTCGGTGGTGCATTCACCACGGCTGGTGGTATTGCAGCGCCATATATTGCGCAGTGGACTGGCGCAGGCTGGCAGGCATTACCCAGCGGCCCGCTCAGCGCAGTAACAGCGCTGACAATTGACGTTAATAATAATGTCTACGCAGCAGCGGCTAGCGGCTTTACAAGAATGTCCACTGCTGTAGCAGTCTATGGATCAGGGACGTGGTTACCGTTCCGCAATCTTGCAATATCAAGCGACGGCATTAACTATCTGTATTTGAGCCGCTCAAGGAATTACGCAATAATCAGCAATAACGGCACTGGTATTTTTTTCGATTTCCTTATTGCTGACACAATCATAAACACTGGCACAGCGCCTACAGGTGTTATTGTTGTCACCGTTAACGGATTCCCCAACGTAACAACCGATCAAACGGTCTACCTTTTTAATCCGTTTGGAGACTCAATTCTTGTTGACACGCGCGACGGGCAACAACGCATTGTGGACTACGTGACTTCTCGCTCTCGCGCAGACGCATTGCGCAGC